TCACACGAGCACAATAAGCAACTGCCTCTTCAATGTTAGGCGTTGCCCATACCAGATTAACTTTCATTGATGTCCTCTCCCTCGCAAGTCAACTTCTCACCTTCACGAATAGCTAACTTAATTGCCTCCAATATGCCAAACTTCAGAAGAGACTCTTGCTCTTCCTTAGTCAAGTCAAAATTGTAACAAGCTCCTCCATCAGTATTCTCGTGTAACAGTGTAACCTGCATCTTTCACCTCGTTCAAGAATTCTGTAAAGTCGCTATACACCATGAAGTAACGTAGGACTGTCAAGATAGCTGTGGCTGTCTCTACATCCTTGAAGTCAAGACACATCAGGTAATCTTCCTTCAGACGCTCAACTACCAGCGCCTCCATCACATCACTCCAAGCCTCTTTAACAGAAGGTTGTTCTAACAATTTAAAAATACTATTCATTATACGTTCCTCGCTTTCAACATGGCGTCTGCTACGTTGTATGCTGTTTCTGCTGCTGCGTCTTGTGACCAAACAGTGCTTGGTGTAAGCGTAGCTGTCAAGATCCCTTGCAGCGCCTTGACTGCAAAGTAGTCGCGCAGGGTCATGCCCACCGCAATCCTGTTTTGATTCAACTGCTTGTCAAAGTATTCGTATGGAAACGCTGGCCCACCTGTGTTTGTATTGCTCATTGTAAATCCTTACTCATTCATCCACTCTTGTGGTATTTCTTTATCAGCAAACTTAAAGCCGTTCTTGTTGCACCAATCTGCATACGTTGTCCGGCTTGCTTTACTGATCCGTGCCTTCGAGTTACTGAAGACAAACCTTATGTCTAATGTTGGGTTGTGTCGCTTAACGAGGATGTGCTTCTGACGATCAGCAAGTAAGAACCTGCCTTTAGTCTCCACGATGATCCCGTTAGCGAGCACAAAGTCAGGCGTGTATACGTGCTTAGATGCTGGCTTTATGTAGTTCAGCTTCACTTGCTCGTATGTGTAATCAACACCCGCCTTGTCCAACTGCTCCGCAATGCGCTCTTCCAAGCCACTGCGGAAGCCATACTTCTTTCCTACTTGCTTAACAGTAAGCTTTCGTCTGGTTGCCATAGCTCTCCTTCAAAACGCCTAAGCCAGAGTAATTGCCCTTGCTCGACAAAATAATCCTTCGTATGACCGAGTTCCTGATACTTATCAAACGCAGCTTTGAGTAGAGCCTCACTGGTTGACGCTTTCGAGAGCGTCTTCGCTGCCTTGACAGGGCCAATCCCTTCAAGTCCCGGTATGTTGTCAACCCTGTCACCCGTAAGGAGCTGTAAGCAGAAATTTTTATACGCCTCAAAATCATTGATGTACTCCGTCTTAGCCTTCTGAGGATTGTGATGCCATCCCGGTATCTGTCTTAGGTCTTTATCAACACCTACAAGAAGATACTTATCAGGCTCCTTTGTCATCCTTATAGCTACCTCATCATCAGCTTCCTGACCATCAACAACGACAGCACCTAAGCGGGTAACCATACATTTACGCAAAGCATCATAGTGTTTGGGCTTTTTAGCGTCTTTACGATTACCTTTATAGGGTACTGTCTTTGCAACATCATAACGGTAATTGTTTTTACCAGTTAAGAAGGCTTCATAAGAGTCTGCCTTCAGGTGTATGTAGACGAGATCTTCTAGTGTCTCTACTAACCTGCTTTTTGCATACTTCTCAGAATCCTCCTCACTAGCAAAACCAACACCATAAATCAGGTAGTCAGCATCAATGAGTAGTTCTTTTGGTGCGCTACCGTCAGAGGACGTCATCCAAGGCGTCTTCAAATGGAGAGTCTTCACCAGCAGGGCTGTACTCTTTCAAGTCAGTCACAATCAACTTCTTGATCGAAGGAGCAGCACCATACTTGGAAGACATCTTATGACGATAGCTGGTCACCAGAGCAGTCACCTTAGTACCATTACCGATCTTGGAGATGTCAACAGGCTTACCGTCTTTGTCCACTGGTTCAAACACATACAGGCTCTTGCCTACAATGTACTTGCCCATAGTATCTTTTTCTTTGATTTGGATGCCCAACTCTTTGAGAGCTTCGGCAGCTTGGTCTGAAAGATTACCGATTGTGCATTCGTACTTCTTGTTGTCCTCGTTGAACTTCGTGTTGAATTCCTTCATCCAATTAGACCAGAAGAGTTCGCCACCGATCTTTACAGGTTTCATGTCCATTTCATTTTCCTTAATTTTAAAGTTAAATACTCTTTCGAGTTCAGGGTGAGCCTACTCGCTGCGTCTGTGTCCGGCCCACCGAGAACCCCCAGTAGCACAGCATCCGCTTTCGGCTCATATTTGGTGAGACTGGAGGGACTCGAACCCTCACGCACTAGGCGGCAGATTTTAAGTCTGCTGCGGCTACCGATTACGCCACAGTCTCATATTCATTGGTGCTATTATTGTAGCATAATTTTCTCTACTTTGTCAAGATCTTCTCCAACTTTTTCTAAATATTCTATGATTCCCAAGGCTACCGCATAGATAGCCAAGAAATCAACCTTGTCTGTAACCTTAACCTCAAAGCTATCCTCAAACAAATTGATTACAATCTGTCCTACAAGCGGGTTATCAGTGAGTTTCTTTCCAGCTTCTTCCAATTTTGTACTCCCCTGTTACAGGACATCGCAAGTTAAAATGTTTACCTGCTTCTTCTATAGATTCCACACAAGCCTTTCCTGTGATCTCTGCAAACTCTGGTAAAGTTTCCCATTGAAGCTCATCGTGAACATTGACCACAAGCTTTACAGGCCACTTATTAGCTTTAACTTTGTCATGGAAAAGACACAAAGCCTTCTTCATTACGATTGCACCAGCCCCTTGTAAGAGGCTGTTAAGTGCTGCGTGTTCAGATCGTACCCAGATTCGTCTACCATCGAGTCCGGGAACTGCGCCTGTTGCTGCTGTTCTTTTGACTCGTTCAAGAAGTCTGGCAAGGGACGGTGTTTGTGCAAGGAACTTTGCTTTGAGTTTTGCTCCTTCCTTTGCGCTTCCACCAACAATGCTTCCAATTTTAGCATCTCCAGCTCCGTATAAGAAAGCGTAGATGAAAGTTTTTGCATTGTCTCTAGTAGCGAGTCCTGCCGCTCTCTGATTAACCGTATGCACGTCTGTGCCATCCTTAGATGATCCCTCAGTAACTGTTCTGACATATCCGTCATCCTTCATATAGTGGGCTAACATACGAAGCTCCAGACCTGAAGCATCGCAACCTACCAACACATTACCATCTTCAACAGTCCAACACTCCCTGCACTCGTGTCCATAGATAGATCCTGCGTTAGGAATCTGTGCCATGTTAGGGCTTGAGTGTGTCATCCTGCCTGTTACAGCGCCATTGGTGATGACCTTACCGTGTACCCTGCCGTCAGGCTTTAAAGCCTCCAGCCAAGATTCTACTTGTCCAATCCTTTTCTGCAATAGCAAATATTCCTTAACTAACTCAGCAAGTTCAAGTAATTTAGTTTTGTCTGTGCTCATCAATGTACTTTAAAGCCTCATTTAAAACTTTTTCTTTAGTTTCAAGATAACCAACAAAAAGATTACAGTGATGACACAACAAAGCCCGAACATTACCGGAAGAATGACAATGATCTACAACAAGTTTTTTGTGATAAGTGGTAGGGTACTTTTCTTCAAGTTCTTGTGTAGACACAGAGCATATCTTGCAACGATAATTCTGATGTTTTAGCAATAAATCGTAATCTTCTTGGGACATACCATAAGATTTTTTACGTTTATACGCTGCTAGTTTTTCTTTGTTGGCTTCTCTCCATCGTTTTTGTTGTTCTTTTATTCGTTCTTTATTTTCAATATAGTATTCTTTCTCTCTATTTTTATCATTTCTTGGCATACTGAATAATCTCCTCTAGGACAGATTCGTCAATTATAACAGAACCTTTATCCGTATATCGTTTCGGTTTCCATCCTAGTTCCATGAGTTTCTGAGCTACTTGCTGTCTTGATCCCATGTTGAACACAGTCGTGGAATCTTTGAGTTGTTTTCCTGTTTTTTCGCTGTATCGCTCTGTTGTGACTGGAGGGTAGAGCTGTTGCGCTCTTCCAAGTATTTCTGAAATGCGGTTTTTCCAGTCAACAAGTAACAGAGTACATTGTTCCACCGATAATTTGAATCCATTGCGTTCCTGTTCTGCGATGATGCTCGCAACTTTATGTTCTAAGTCAATACTCTCTTGTGAGAACTCTTTCTCAGCCAATTCCTTACACAGCCTGAGATACAAGTTAGCACACACATCAACGTCTCTTTTGCAGTAATGCTCCATCAGTCCGTGATGTGGGAAGTCAAACTCTACACCTTTAGGAACTTTCTCATCCTTAGAGATTTGTTCCCCTGCATAGTCATTCAACCATAGCCAGATAGCCCGGTAGTTAATCTTCTCCACTCCTAACGTCTTTCCCCATGCCTCCAGAGAATGTCCTTGCTCCCTCGATGGATCTAAGAGTCGGCTTGCGATAAGAGTGTCGAATACTTGGCTCAAACGAATCTGGGTCTTCCAAATACGATTGAGGATCGGAGCATCGAAAGAGATGATGTTGTGGCCTATCAAGAGTGTAGCCTTGCTTAGATAATCGCTTAGGCCAGTTGCTGCTCTCCATGTCTTTACCTCTCCTGTGTCAATGTCCTTGGTCACTACTACGTGGATCTTCTTGTGATCCGTAGTTGTTTCGATGTCGAGGACTAGCCTCATATAAGCCTCTCATTTTAAGTTAAGCCACAGACCAACCTGAGCAAAGGCGTAACCCGTCCAGATCATACCATTGGATAGTTCACCCTTTGTCCATTGTAGCACACCTACAATGAGATAACCTACTCCAGTGGCTCCTACGATCAAATGTTCAATCGTCATTTTCGTCATCCTTCAAAGGTTCCTCTTCAATGAGTTTTTCCTTAGGTTTCTTCTTAAAGATCCTGTCCCATCCTTCCTCATAAGCCTTCTGATCTTGTTGCTTACGTGGTGCGTCTCCCTTGCCTCCGTCTCCGTGACTCATAGTACCTCCATCTCCATTTCCATCATTCTACCTGTTTCTTTGACGTACTGGAGTTCGCAAGCAGGTCCAGTATATCCGTTATAGCGGTTCTTTGCAACTGCAACTCTTGTTTTATGTCGCTCTGATTCGTTTTCTGCCATACTGTTACGTTCGAGTGTAATGACTGCATCACTAAGCTGTGCAATCGCTCCACTGCCCCGGAGCTGAGATAAAGATACTGCTTGTCCATCTTCGTGTCCTGCATTGCCTTGTGGCCTCCGTAGATGCGATACACAGATCAAGGTAACTTCAAGTTCCTGTACCAGTGTACGCAGTTTAGTCATCATGTTATCAATAGCCTTGCGCTCATCGCCATTGTCCAAACCAGAGACAACAATAGAAATGTGGTCAAGGAAGACAACCCTGCAATCACAAGCCTTAACCATGTACCTGATCCTGTTGGCAATATTATCCACGTCACTAGAGCCGAAGTGGTCAAAGAGATACACACGATTTGTACCCAATGTGGCATCAAAAGCCTCCTTAAGTTCAGATTCTGTCACTGGCGTATCAGGCAGGTGTAACAGTTTGTTAGCGTGTAACGACATGATACTACGGGCTGTCTTGCGTGTAGATTCTTCCAAGAACAATCCACCTACCTTCCAGTCTGTAGTCTTGAGCAGGTGATACAAGATCTCCCGCAAGAATTGACTCTTACCTAAGCCAGACCCTGCGGTGACTGTAATCAGCTCTGCCCTCCGCAGGCCATACAGCAGCTTATTCAAGCCCTTCCAAGGGTACATAGCTTCAGCAG